TCTAAAGTAAAGGTAGTTACTGCTGCAGATGCAACTGTATTACCTTTAATCCTAAATATTTGACCTGCATTTGTAGTAGCAGAAGTGATTGTTAAAAATCCATCTGCTAAAACATTTACTGCAAGAGTAACAGTAGTGGTTGTCACTATAGAAGTGTCCCCAGCATTAGGAGCAGTAACAGTTAGTGCTTGGTAATTTGTAGTGTCCTCTGCAGGAGCTTGATACAATTTACCTGGCACTAAAGCTGTTGCTCCAACTTTACAGTACCTAAATGCACGACCATCGTTTGAATGGGCAAGTTCTCCAATATTATGAAGCGCAGTAGATCTTTCAGAATAAATCCCTTGAGCGACTATTACCACTGCTCCAGTAAGTTGAGATGCGTTAGTCATGGTTTTTACGTTTAATTAATTAGATTGAATATTAAGCATTGTTGATTGCCAGACCAGTATAAGCTCCTGCGTTCTGTGCTTCGTATGATGGGAACCACATCTTATTAGATGCAATAGCTTCCCAATCATCAAATCCAATGGCTAAATTATTGCCGGTCATCAAAATATCAGAAGTAGTCGTGTTAGCTGAAAGATTAAATACGGCAGCAGTTTTATCAGTATGGTTAGTCCAGAAACTATAGAATGTACAATTATTAAATTGTACCCATCTATCAATGGCATTGGCACCGGTGGCAAGAACATGAACTGGAGTATTGGCAGTGTCATTATGCATTGTGAATAAACAATTATCAAATACATTTCTAGATGCAGCGCTTTCTAATTCCAAAGTGGCATTAGCAGTTCCTCTAGTCATTGTATCTGAACCAAGTGTACATCCTCCAAAATAGTTTTCTTGTCCACCAGCAATGTTTAATGCTCTCCAAGGAGTAGAATCAGCTGATGTAGCATTATAGGTGCCTTTAAAATCAACTCCTAAGAAAGAGTTATAACTTCCAGTAACAGACACTGATTCGTCAATATCTGCTGAACTGGTAAAAGTAATATTTTTAAAGATATCTCCATTTTCAGATATAACTAATGAACCACCTGTACTGAAACCAATACCAGCTCTCACATCTTGAACAGTTGGAGCGGCATTGCCAATCAAATGAGTAAATCTCTTTGCCCAAGTAATTGCAGTTGTTTCAGCTGTTCTGCCTGTTCCTCCAGTTGGAGCAATAACGACGACATCATGCTTTGCACTGGTGCAAGCTGCATAAGCAGCAGCGACTGTGGCAAAAGCATTATTTTGTGCTGTACCATTATTGGCAGTATCACTGCCGGCATTAGCATCAACATAAAATATGCTTCCGACATAAGGTATTCCTACCATGCCGGCTATATCCTCTGGATATACTTTAGCGCCATATTTAAGCGCTGGAATATAATCTCGTAATTTCATGGTTGTGTTTCTTTTAAGTTTCCCTCTCGAGTAGGCTATAAAAATTGGCCCCTCGGTCAAAGGCAAACACTAATTAAATGCCAGTTATTCCAGTAAGTTTTCCGTGTCTCTTTGGATTTTTAGTTATAAACTGGCCGCCAAAATAGATATGGCCAACAACACCAGCAGCATTAGCTGGAATAATCCAATCAGACCAACTAAAACCAAGCCCCATAGGAGCTCCGTAATCATTTCCATCAATTTGAGATTTATATTGAACTGGTTTTGCTAATTTATAAGGCAAGGCATACCAGTCAACATCATCTTCACGAACAGCAATTAATGCGCCAGAGGTGCATTTTTCATCCATCAAGATTGGCTTACCATTATAGTGTAGTGCAGTAAATCCTGATCCAGCAGTAACACCCTTCATAAGAGAAGCGTCTTTAGTAATTCTTTCTTGTGGTCTAAGCAATTGTCCGTAATAATTGAATATTGCTTCTGTAGAATAAAAAGCACTTGGCTTTTGTGCGCCAGAACCAGTGTTAATCCATAAAGTATCGACCTTTGCTAAGGTTAATGTTCCGCCAGAAGCGGTAACAGTTGATTGAAGTGTTGAATATGTAGTTCGGCTAAGACCGCCAATTGTTGAGACGGATGTTCCATCATCAACAAGGGCTGCTAGCCCTAATGGATCCTTGTTGCTGTGGCCTGTGCCATCAGAATAGAAGATAGTGCCAAGATCATCAGCCATATCTTCTGTGTCTGATTGAATAGTTAATTTCATCAAATCTAAAACTTTTGAATCTGTATCAGCAACTGACATTTCATCACCAGGAAAAGCACAAGTAATCTGGTAGAAACTTGGAGTATATTCCATGTATTGACGATTATCTGTAGCTGCTACAGAAAAAGTATCAAATCCACGGAAAGATTGGCCTGTGGTATTTTTTGCATACTTAATAGGCACCCTTAAAGTTCTACCACTCCATTTTTTAGCGGCACGAACAACACGTTGAAAAAGCACGTTTGAACCAAGAATAGTATCGACTACAAATGGCAAATATTCTGTTTGCACAGTAGTCTGTATCCTTTGGCCGTATAATTCAGTCATGGTTGTAGGTAGTTAGTTTTTTAGTAAATATTGGAGATCCTACCTACTAAACATTTTTACCATGGTTTATTACTCTTGAAATCCTCTGAGGTTTTAAATGAAGTAGGTTTTACTTCTCCGCTTGACTTAGAGATAGTAGCTCCGGCAATTTTCTTTCGGTCGTTAGTATTATTATTTGCTGATGTATCCATTAATCTCCATCCAGCCTTATAATTCCAACGTCCTTTAGAATCGACTAAATCATTATCAATAGTAAATTTAACCAGTTTATTAACATCAATTTTCTTTCCATCAGGGTTTAATTCTTTGTCAGATTCAATAGACTTTACTTCACTTTGCATAAAATCAGTAGCATCTTTGACCGCTTTATCTTCAGCTGCTTTAGCTTCATTAATTTTAGTCAAAGTATTATCCTGAATAGCTTGCAATCTTTTATCATTATAGATAACATATTGCTTCCATTGTTGCTTATCTCCACCAAACCATCCGCTGTTAATTTCATAGTCATCTTCATTGAAGTTGACATCGTCTTTTTTATTGCCTAAAAGCTCCTTTCTAAGTTTTTGGATTTCATCTTGATAGCGAGTTTCCTGCTCGTTAAAGCGTTCTTTCCACTCTTTTTCACGCTTACGCCAGCGTGGATGTTGATCAAGACGTTGTCCATCTTTCAAGACGTCATTTTTATCTGTGTTATCAGGATCATCGTCCTGATTATCTGACTGAGTATTTTCATCTTCCCCCTCAGTAGCTTGGGTGTCATCTTGTTCGTTATTTTCGGTTGGCGATTCCGCAGAGGTGTTGTCCTCTGTTTCCTCTAAGGCAAAGTTGACTTCGCCTTCATGAGGAATATCTGCCATTTGTTTTTCTGACATATTTTATTGTTACGATTTGCTATTTATATCAGCGCCGACCCTTCGAGGGCGCATCACTAATTAATATTATATATTATAAAGAACTATTTTACAAATTATGCAATTTTTGGCTTAACTGGTTTTTTATTTTTTACCTTTTCTGGCAAAGCAGATATATTTTTTGTTTTATCAGCAAACTCTTTAGCAATCTCTGGCTTCAGAGCAAATAAATATCTTCGTTGTGCTTGTGATTTAAAAGGCATGTTATTATTTATTTATTTCAAAACCTGTAATATAAAACTCTGAATCATTTTGAAATCTACTAATTGATAATCCAGTCATTTTTAACTTCAATTTTATAGTATATTCCTTGCCAACTTCCCATTTTTTTGTTTCCGGGAATGATTCATGATCTAATCTAAGCTGAGGATAAACCTTTACTTTTTTTTCTTTACTACTCATTGGTCTATCATAATCATCTGTCTTTGGTTCTACTTTTCTCATAATATTTGTTGATTATTTTGATTAATATCATTTATAGCTTTTTTGCCTAAATCCACCATTATATCTTTAGTTGCTTCTTTCTTCATTTTTGATTCATTATAAGCGGCCACAGCTTCAGGATTTAATTGTAATCCAGCCTGAAAAGCTAACTGCGCTTGTCCTTCCGGTGGCAAATCTTTAAAATTAATTGATTTAGATACTGGCTTTTGCTCATTGCCGGCATTTTCTTTTTGTGTTTGCATTACTTGCTGAACTCGGGAATCATTATTCAATAATAATTCAGGTGCATTAGCTTCTAGCCATACATTGGCTGCCAATTCTTCAGGATTTGGATAATCCAATGCCTTATATAAATCTATCAAAGACATACGATTTTGTCCGGCCAGCTCAATGGCCTGATTTGCTAAAGTAGTGCTGTCTTTTGGTAATAATGAACCATCTTTGACGCTTACTCTGATTTTTGGTAAATCTTTTCCTTTATAATTAGCATCATAAACATATAATAATTGCACAAACCAATTATATATCCTATCGGCCATTTGCTCTAAATATTCACTAAAGCCACCGCCTATTCTATCTGTATCCAGCAATCTGCTTTGTATTTTTCCTCTAACGGTTTTTTCATCTTGCAATCCTGCCGCGCTTGAACCTCTTATGCCAAAAATATCTCTCACTCTTGAACGGGTATCAGTTAATTGCAAATAAACATCATTTGGCAATGATGGCGCGCTTAAACGGACAAGGGCTTCATTAACAGAACCGGCCGGAATAGCAATGGTCCCCCCCCTTCTTACTGCATCATTTATTCCTCTGGCCTGCCCAATGCTCATGCCGGCTCTTTCTAAAGATACAGCAATAGCACCATTCATACTATCTGCATTTTTGTCAATCTGTCTTATTCTTTTGTTTATTAAATCTTGAGTAGATAAATTCTGGCCGATTAAAGAAGTATCATCAACCGGTTGTTTGCCAAGATTGAATACTGACAAAAATATATAAGGCATACTAGGAACAGATAAATGATTTACGCCAGGAACTGAAACCGTTTTAATATTTCCTTCTTCATCTGTCTGTGGAGTTCCATCTTCATTATAAGGTGATTCTTCTTTTGTATTATAATTCCAATGTGAATTTTTTCCTTTATATAAAATTTTATCGTCTAATTTCCAACAAGTATATTCACCTGTCCAAAATTCAATATAGGTAACTTCTGTTCCTCTATTATCTTTTGTCTTATCTTTAATTTTTTTGATGCCTTCTTTTTCTCCGCCAATTTCTTCAAGCAAATCAATTAATTCCCCAGCTTCTTTTTTAACATACTCTCCAATAAATTTACCGGTATATCCGTCTTCATCTACTGTAGCATCTGGATCTAAAATTATCTTTTCTGGTCTTAATGCTTTAGCAGTAGGAATATCTTTATTTAAATCCCAACCAACTTTTATAACGCCTAATAAAGAAAGCACCCAATGTCTTGCGCTTTTTCTCAATTTTAATCTCAAAACTATCTCGTCAGCTATTTCTACTAATTCTTTTTGTAGTTCACTGGCAAAATTAAGATTTTCTTTACTTTGCTCTGCCTTTCTTGAAAGCATAACCATTGGATCAGGATTTCTTCTGGTAACTTGCGGTAAATAAGTCTCCACTGATTCAAATATTACATTATCAATTAATGGTCTATTCTTATCAGACTTTGGCAAATCAAACTGTTTTCCTTTCCAATATTCCTCGTTAACTTTGCATGCTTCTTGCCAAACTGAATAAACCTCTGATTCTTCCCATTTCTTTTTCCACTCTTTTGTCAAATCAACAAGATCGGCATTTTTCATGTCGAGTTTTAATTCGGGGAATTTTTCAGAGGATATTCCCTCTTCAGTTTCTTGAGCGTTCTGTTCCCCAGTTGCTTTATTTGTTTTACCCCCTAAGGAATAAAACGCGTCTAGGATACTCATAGTATTATTATATAATTTTTTTATCAACAATACAACTAAGCACTGCGCCAATCATCTTCCTCACTTTCGGCCCACCATGGTTCTTCTTCGGATACTTGTTTGCCAAACATCTTGTGGGGATTAAAGTCAACTGATTCATCAGGATTTAATTCATAACTATTTGGATCTGGTTGTTCGGTCGGACTAACTATTGCACCCATGCCACCAAATCTATCAATGCCTACTCGCCAATAAACAGTCGCATGCACCCAATCATCCCTATCACTCCTCATCCAAACATATTTAGGGACTGATAAAGCATTATCCTCATCTACTGTTCTATAAATATGGATCCAATGTAGCCAATATTCATGCCATTCTTCTACTGTTTCTCCATTATATAAATGAAATCTACTGTCTTTTGCTTCATCAATAACAAGCTGTATCATCCTATTTCTATCTACTAATACATTACCGCTTTCATCTCCTTTCCCCCAGCGTATCAATTGCATTGTCTTCCTATCTTGAGCATAATGGCATAAAAATACACGCCCAGGATATTTTTCTCTTAATTTTCTTGGCCCAATAATATCGCCGCCTTGATCAATAACCATTATACTTTCGGGGAACTCTTTAAGAAAATACTCTAATGTCTGGTTTAAAGCTAATTTATTGACCTTATCTGGCATATAATCGGTCATTTGGCCATATCCTACCAATCCTTGCTTATTACCCACTACAAAGCGCAAAAATAGCCCTGTATCGACTCCTATAACTAATCTTCCCTTATAAAGATTCTTTTTAGGTGTCCAAAGCCCTTTAATTGTGTCTTCTGTTACAGAGTTTCCACTACCGGCATAAGGCAAACCAAGAACTTTATTATAGAAAAAGTCCATTGTCTGCTTGCCATCTAGACACTCTTGATATTTATTAATAATATATTCAGCTGTAATCCATGGAGCCATCAATAAAGATATATGATAACCGTACCATTTTATTTCTGGATGTTTTTCTTTCTTAAATCTTGCTACCCATCGCCCGCATTTCCTATCATTATTAGATAATTCTTTATGGCATTTTTTACATATAAATATCTTTTTTTCAATATCAATAGACATCTTGCGAGGATCCTCTGTATTCCAACTCATAAATTGCTCGAATTCACAATGAGGGCATTTTATAAACCATTCCTTTTGATCACTTAGTTGCCACTCAATATCTACACCAT